AATCAGAAACATACTTAATCCTACTCTCGTCTATATTTATCCCACCTGTTCCCCATCTTAATACATTCTTGGCTATTGTCTTCTCACTTAAAGGCTTGCGAGCTAGTACGATAGGTTCATTCGCTGGTTTAAGAGCTGTACCCCATCCTTCCCACTTGGAGTTTCCTTTGGTATTATCAAACTCAGTTTTATTTGCGTGTTTATTCCAACCACTATCTTGACCAAGTGCATTTTTACCAGCTCGGTTAGTTCCTGTTACCTCTCTCTCATTCCCCTCTAACTTATCTACTGCCTTACCTATATTATGTGATTTGGGGAACCCTGAACCATATATCCATTGTATCTGGTCTCTAATCTCAAAGCCTGCGTCCTCTATTGCACAAGCCATACGGTGATAGGTTCTCGTTCCACCGAATGATAGTAAATGTCCACCTGGTTTAAGGACTCTTAATACTTCCTTCCACATATCTTTGTTGTTTGCGATACCTGTACTATCCCAACTCTTACCCATAAAGCCTAACTCATAAGGAGGGTCAGTAACAACGCTATCTACACTATTCTCTTTCAGTTTCTTTAGTTCTTCTAGACAATCACCGTTTATTATCATTTAATCATTTCAAAATTTTCTTCTAATGTATCTTCCTGTTTCAATTTACCAGCAACAAACTCTGGCATCTTCTTTTGCACAGTCCACAACGTCCAAGTCTTCACCCATACCAATTCAGGATTTTCTTGGTTATCACTTAACCATTTCATAAAATCTAAAATTTCTTTAACCCTCCTACCTGCCTTAAACATTGTTTTGATAGCCCTTCTTGCTTGGCCCTGTTCTGGACCCGCCACCCTCACCCCTTTATATTTCATATAGCCATCTATGACAATTTTGTAGTCTTCTGCTGGGTATCTAGTGTTAGCCCCCACTGTACTAGGTGTACTAGTATTAGGTGTATCAGTATTAGGTATAGTAGTAGTATATATAGCGTGAGATAACAGGTTTTGTTGTCGGTTTTCACCTTTTACCCTCAACGATTTCCTTGTGTCATCAATATATTTTAACAGTTTTCGTGTTTCCTTCGGGGGGTAAAAATTCTTTACCCTGGTAAAATTTTTTAACCTCAAGACCATACCCCTTCCACTATCCTCTATCTCTATTAAACCGAGCTTTTTTAACGAATTTTTATATTTTATGAATGTTGGTTTACTAATGCCCAACAATTCTGCAACTTTCTTCTGGGTCAAAAACCCATCCAACCCTATCTGGTACATCCAAATTAGACTTATATAAAATCCCAACAATTTTGGGTCTGACATCAGACTTAAAATCGCTTCAAACTGAACCGAAACATCTCCTCCTAAATTTTTATACTGTATGCTAGAAAAAAAGTTCTCTTTTGTCATTTTTCTTGACTTTATACTATTATTTTAATGTTTACAATTACCATTTTTCTCAAAAAATTCTTTAACATTTTCTAATTTTTGCGTTCTAGGTGCTGGGGGCAAAGATGCTAGTACCTGAGTCTTGTAAGACCTGTAGTTTAATCTTTCATCCAGTATGGCTATTACACCATAATCAGTTTTGCTTCTTATGAGTCTGCCTACGCCTTGTTTAATTTTTAAACAGGCATCTGGTATCGTGTATCTGTTCCAATGAGACCCTTTTCCGTACCGCTTTTCTATTCTCTCCGCCTTACTAGTATAGACCAAATCGCTCGGATTGCCAAATGGAACTTTGTGGATTACGACTAATACTAATCCATTGTCTTTTATATCTACTCCTTCCCAAAAACTTCTAGTTCCAAACAGCACAGCATTTTCCGTTTCCTCAAAATCATCCAACAACTTCTTTCTTGACACACCCTTGGATTGAACCAACTTCGGATATTTAGTTTCCGTATATTCATAAAAATGATTCATGTCTCTATACGAAGTGAATAACACAAAAGCTTTGCCCTCCGAATACTCTAGCAACTTCTCCAACTCATATGTCCTTTCCTTATCCCCATTCGTTATATAAATCATGGCATTGGTCTTGTAATCAAATGGAGAACCCACTATCAATTCTTCTACATCTTCCAACTCAAACTGGTCTTTAAAAAATCTAAAGCTTCCTCCACTAGCCAATGTGGCAGAGGTGCATATTACAGCCCCATCTTCAAATAAGGTTTGTTTCAGAAGAGGTCCAATGTTTAGAGGCACAGACTTTAAGGTTACAGTCGGTTTGAAAGTATTGTTCTTTGGGTCATACGCTTCTGCCCACCTCAAAGTATTTTCATTATCCCCACCCAGTTCTTTTAACCTACTAATTAAATTGTTTCCCTCACGAACCGCAGCATTAATTTTTAATTGGGTCGCCTCATCCTTCAAAAGCTTAGGGCTTTCTCCAATTTGTTCCACCATTCTCTCTAACTTATCTATCATGCTACCCGCCAATACAAACTTTTTCATTTTCTTTTGAACAAAATACCCATTTTTCTTTTCAGGAGTATATTTCTGCAATGCTGTTCTAAATTCATTCTCCAACAAATGTCTAGCGTGTTTAGGAATAGCGGTCTTGGTTATCGCTTTATTTAAAAAATGTCTTAAAGAAAATATGTTTATCTCATCACTAAACGCCATAGACGCATATTTCTCAAATGCGTGAGCCTCATCCAACACAACCAAATCGGCTTCAGGGAGTATTCTCTTCTCTCCATCCGTTTTTAGTCTTAGAGACGCGTCTAGGGCTAACAGGGTGTGATTGACAAGTATTATCTGCGCCTTCTTAGTTCGTTCTTTTGCTAAATTAGCATAACAAGTCGCTGAAGCATCTTTCTTGTGAATTATGTCTGACGAGCATACTAACAATTCTTTTACGGCAGGGTCTAGGTGTTCAGGATAATAACTAATATCACCCACCCCATCCTTCTTCACCCAATCAACAATGCTCTTTAGTTCACCTTCTGAAGTCAACTCTAACAACTCATCTTCATTAATCTTAAAGTTCTCTTCACAAAAATAATTATTCTTCCCCTTCAATACGGCCCAAGTAAAATCCTCATCAAATATTTTTTTCAAAGCTGGTAGGTCTTTATCTCCCAACTGGTCTTGTAAACTTTTATTAGAAGTAGAAACAATTACTTTCTTTCCAGATAATATAGCAGGAATTAAATACGCAAAACTATTATGAGAAACAATAAAATTAGCCAATAAATATCTATAGTTTCCATTTAAAGAAAATCCATAATATTTTCCAACCCCAACACTTTTTATAGAAAAGCCAAAATTCAACACATTCTTAATCTGTTTTCTTTTGGGGCTTTGTTTCCTTTTTATTCTAGTTGGAATTATTGAACAATCTCCAGATATGCCGACCACAAAAGAAAGAAACTTTTTATTGTTGCACCATGTATATTTTTTTCTTTTTGTTGCTCTCAACCCCAACGACCTGACAATAAACACCACACTATCTATAATTCTTTCATTGGTATTATAAAAATCAAACCCCCCATGTCTATAACTCCCATCTGAATCTAACAAGCCCGCCAATAATTTTAATTGTATATTTTTATGATTAATTGTGTAGTTATTTGGTATGTGTTTGTTATTAATTACCCCAATATCGCAAAGTTGTTTATGTAATTCATTTTTAGTCTTTCCATAACCACCAATATTTCCACGAGTAATTTTATAAGTGGCACATTTTTTCTTCTTCCCCTTAACAGAAATATAATAACCATTCATGTCCTTAACCATGTTTTTCAAATAATCAACAACTTCCTTATCTTCGGTGGTTATTCCTGTATCGTGTTTGTTTCCATCTCCAAGCCAAAGCCCTAAAAAATAAGGGTCTATAAGAACTGGTTTTTTGGGAAATGCGACTTCCACAGTAAATAATTTATGTAAATGTTTAAATTTGTCACTTTTTTGAATATACTCCCCTACAGAAATTTCAGTAACCACTTCTGTTCCCGTTTTTCTTAAAACAAGTATGTGGTCTTTATTCACTGTAAATGGTGTGCTCCTTATTGGTTTTATCTTAAACATCTTTTGTTTACCAGACACAACATTCATTACTTTTCTGTGTTTAGAATTATCTCCCATCACCAAATCACCAATTATTATATCTTCTACTTTTTTTAAATCACCATTAAACATCAATATCTTTGTGCCTTTTTTATGACACTTACCAATTCCAGTTCCACCCTCTATCAACGCAACACTTTCATCCAGCATTGCTTTCTCAACCATCTCCGCCATCTTCACCTGTTCTGGGCGAAACTCATACTTATCAAAATGTTTGCTTAAAATTCCTTTTTCTTCAAAAATCTTTTTTAATGTCATTGGTACAAAACTAATAAAATAAATCCATAATAAACGTTGGCTTGCTTTAACGCTTTATCAAAAGTATCAAAACTACTTTCTCTCAAAACTTCGGTGTGCTTATTACACAAACACGTTGTCCAAATTTCATGTGTTTCATCTAAACACAATTCAAACGGTCCTTCCCAAAATGAATAATATCCAATTTCAGGTATGGATGGTCTGACTTGTATCCACTCAAAGTCCTTCAAAACCAACATTTTATTTTCAAGCTGCTTAGCAGGATTTTCGGGCATTACGCTCTCACCTCCTCCTAATTTCTTTTAATTTTAACATACGCTTTAGATAGATTCTATCGTTAATTTTTAACTATTTCTTTTTCCTCTCCACCCCTCCCAATGCTGTCACAATTTCCTTTGCTGCAAAGTAGTTCTTACAACACTCCATATGAAATTTATTAGGCCATAACAATAAAGTTATCCCTGGGTCGCCTGGGTGACTCCCTAAGCCAATTGAAGAAGCCCATGGGTCGGTAGCTTTATATGTACCACTCACGACAGCTAAAAATGACTTACTTCCTTTGTCATAATATTCAAAAGAAGATTGGTGAGTGTGTCCAACCCAACCAACATCAGCTGTGCCGCCAGTTTCATATTCAATCATTCTTTTAGCAGGATTGGTTATGTTTATTTTAGACCTACCCCAAAAAGTATGATTAATAACTATTGTATAGCTGACTCCAGACTCAAATTCAATAGTCAAAACGCCACCAGTAGTAAATATAGGACATTTAAAATCACTCATAAACGAGTCATAAAAATCTTGTCCTCCCTGTTTACCAAAATTGTCGTGGTTACCCTGAGACAAAACTGCCACCTTTCCCTTATCATCTAACTGCTTGAATCTTCCCATTATCGTTCTGGCTTGCATCTGAGGCGAGATTGGGTTTTCATACATCCCAGTTGGGTGTTTGTCCGCATTAAAAAAGTCAACATGGTCACCATTCGTTCCAAGATACATATTTGGAGTGTGCTCTATATCTTTCAAGTGTTGGTTTAACACAGGATAATCTATCAATATACTGCCAAAATGGAGGTCTGACATCATAGTAAACCCAATGGGTACATTCTCCATTTCTGGTTTTACCTTCCATGTCGCTTTCCTCTGACCGATGCTGAACGCTTCTGCTATCTTCCTCCCCTCTTCTAAATGATTAACAACTCTCTGATAATCTAGCTTTCGCTCTTTCTTATCAGGAAAACTGCACCAAACATTTTTAGGGGGCATATAATCCTTTCTAATTTAATTATAATTATATAGGATTATCTACCGATATTAGCAGTTGTTAAATTATTCGTCAAGACTCAAATTACTAATTATTGGAAGCTCCCGAAGGAGCAACCAGCAATTAGCAAATGGGCTACGCCGCACTCAAAGGCCTGGACTATTAATTGCCGTTACTGGTCAATAGCACATCCATTTTAAGACCTTCAATGACTAATCGTCTTGGGTCTATTATATCAAGCAAAGTTGTTTTTAGATACTTAGCCACCCCCTAACAGCGGTCTTACGGGTGTTTCGAGGTTACTGGTTTGAGGTGGGGTACTGTTAACCTTTGTTCCCTTGACTAAGTAACTCTATTATATATCTTCTTGTTGTTTAGCTATTTCGTTATACGCTGGTTGCCAATCATCTGACTTTTCTAAAGCAAATATAGAGTTAAGCATGGCATCTCTCGCCAATCTAACATCCTTGAACAACTGCATCTTTCTTCCATCTCCCCATAACGCCACAACCCATCCTGGACTACCTGGACGGCCCCCTATACCTTTCGTTCTTGCCCAATCATCTTCTTGTTTAAAGGTTCCTCCTATGACAGCCACTCGGTCTTTGCCACCTCTTTCAAAATGCAGCCCTTCTGACTGATGCGTGTGCCCTAAGAATATTACATCCGCCTCTGGATATTCATGTTCCATAAATCTCTTACAAGCATTGGTTGGGTTTAGCTTACTTGTTCCCCAATATCTGTGGGTCATAGCTAAATCATATTTTTGTCCACCATTCACTTCAATTCTCAATAAGCCTCCTGTATTAAATATGGGACAATCCATTTGACCTAAAAATGTGTCATACCAATCTTGTCCAGCGCCTTTACAAAAATCATTATGATTTCCAAAACTCATTACACCAACTTTTCCTTTTCTTTCTAACTTACTTATTCTTTGTACCAACGACCTTCCCTGAATCTGAGGCGGTAAAGGGTTCTCATACATTCCAGAAGCCATCCTGCCAAGCGTGGCGTTGAAATTGTCTACGTCATCTCCATTACCCACTACAAAAAAGTTAGGAGTGTTTTCAACAATATCCATATGTTCTTTAAATCTAGCCACATCCGAATTAAAAGAGCCATAATGCACATCAGTCATTAAATAAATCATGATTGGTAGCTGTGGATACTCTCCATATGACCTCCACTTAGCTTCTTTTTGACCAATAGAGAAGCCTTCCATTATCTCTCTCCCCTTCATCAAATAGTCTGATACTTCCTCAAATTCCAGCTTTCGTTCTTTCTTGTCTGGAAAAACTTGTATCCTGCCCTTGTCCTCCAATTCTTCTTTACTAATAAAATCCTTTTCATTAGGACCCGCATAAAATCCATTCTCTTTAATCATGTCTCAATTATTGATTTTTTTTGGAGCTAAGTCAAACTAAAACCGTCATCACTTTCTGCATCAAAATTACCCTCGTCAAAATAGGGGTTCTCATCGTTATATTCATGTGCTTCACCATCCCCATCATAATAAACCCAAGTGCTTCTATAATCTTCTTGCTTCTCTTCATTAGGATATTTCCTTCTCATCTCCTCCTCATCTTCAGGAGTCATCCTGTAAAGTCTGTCATACTCCTTTAGATAATCTTTTTTCCTCACCTCCGCCACTTTCCTATCATCATCATCACCACTCATCTCAGCTCTCCTTCTAGCAACGACAGCCTCCTTCTCTAAGGCTTGTAGGCTATGCTCCTCCTTTTTAAAAATCTTGCCTACAAAAATCTCATAAGGTTTTAAATCTTTTTCCATTAACATAAGTATAATATTTTTCTAATCAAAACCATAACTTTCACTCACCTTCTGCATCAACTCAGTTAAGGTGTTAGAAAATATGGAAGTAGAGGGTGCGCCCAGTTTCCACACTTCACATATCCATAAGTTTCTTTTTTTAGACCATCTTACATATCCTTCAAATTCCATTCCTGCATATAGAGCATACTTTCCAGTACGCTTTAATTTTTTAGCCAACTCAGAATTATAGGTGTGGTCTAAGTTGGTTGCCAATAGTTCCACTTGTTTATTGGTATTAGGAACCAACTGCGGTTTAACAAATCCTTTAAATACATTCATTTTAAATAAATAGCTATTAATATTGCGGCAATATTCCCAATCACTATTATCCCATTCAGAATTATGAACAACAAGAATGCCACTCTAATTGCCCTTATCCTAAGGTTCTTTCCTACACAATACCCAACCACAATTGACACCACCACATTTACAAAGACAAAATGCCACAACCCAACACCCAATAAAATTCTCATAAATGGATTACTTTCCCAACAACCCAAAAAGCTCACTCCAATTACTGTTGTTAGAATATCGAGCATTCTAAACATGGAGTAAGCTATTAGGTATTTCTTCATTGCATTTCACTCATCGCTTTTTTAACCACTATCTTATAAAGATATAATACTCCAAAAGTTAATACGTTAAAAATGTAATATAAAAGTAATTCAAAAACTTCCATCTCTTTTTGCTTTTTCATTCTGTTTCACCTCCATTCATTTTTTTAAATAATAATTTGTTGTTGTCTTCACATCTTACTCTAGCTTTCATTTCTTCTTTAGATAATAATTGACTAAGGGAATGTCTTTTTGTTCACAAACCGCCTTATAGGCAAGACCAACATCTACCGCATTTATCACATAAGTTTCGTTTGTTTTTAAGTTCTTAAAATAAAAGATTTTCATTTCTTCTTTAGTTTGTTAATAAATATCTTCAAAGTTCTTCCCTCATCTTGAATATCTATCGCCACATCTAACTCATCTTCCCATTTAACATAAGCTCTACCACCACCATCCTCAACACTCTTGGTGTGGTCAATTACTTCAACACGATTTACTTTCTTCATCTTCTTCATATCTTCTTTAGTTTGTTAATTTTATCGTTAAAGTATTTAACTGCTCTATTCCATGTTTCTAATTCACTTCCGACTAGAGGCTCTGCCCACACCATTTCTTCCATCTTCATCTCCCCAATCACCCTCTCCTCTGTGTCCTTAATGGTGTCTTGTAGGGCTTTGGTTAAACCTTTTTTCATGGGTGTAAAGTCTATGTAACAGCTTCCCTCTCCACCATTAAACTTAACCCACATCTCCCTCTTCTCTAATAATTCTAAGGTTAACTCCTCCACCCTAGCCTCTATCTTGCATAGATTTATAGCTTTCTGCATAGATTCAGTGGTATGTTGGGATTTCCTACTATCCTCTATTGTCTTTTTGTGTTTCATTTGTTCTTGGTTAGTAATGAGTCTAGTAATTTTCTTCGGTATTCATTCCATCCTCTAGCTTGTTCAAATTCCTCATCTGACAATTTCGGATTTTTTATCCTAATGTCTGCTCCATCTTCAAGTGAGGAGTAATTGCCTGCACCCAAGTTTCTCGTTACTCTTTGTATAACAGTAGCCTTTTTAGCTTTAGGTAGTTTCTTCTCTATCTCCCCTATCACTTCCTTCTTAGTGTCCTTAATGGTGTCTTGTAGGGCTTTGGTTATTAGTGTTAAGTTCTTATCTCCAACTAAGTCTCGATAGTGTACTTTATCTTTTACTTTATAGTGTACTTCTAATTTTTTAAGAAGTTCTCTTGCCCTCTCCTTAATAGTCTTTTGTTTAGTCATTTTGTGTTATATCCAATCCTTTGTAATACCAATGTCCACAACCAAAACAACATATTGGATAAGTTGCCTTTTTTAGGTGTTCGTGGGCAGAGTTACACTTCCAACAACTTCGGAGAGAGTAACCAGCATTATCCTTTTTAAGTATCTTCAATGCTTCCTTTCTGGCTTTTTTAATTGCTTCTGGTATAGTCTTCTCTTGTTGTTTCATTTTATATACTCATCATATAACTTCCACTCGTCACATGTAGGGCAACCCTCCTCATACTCCTTACATCTCTTGCCATACATCTTGGTTATAAAGCCTTTTATTGCCCTCTCCCTCTCACCCTCTATTGTTTTGGTTAGATGTTCTGCAGCAATCTCTATTGCTCGTGAGGCTTTTAAGACAAATTCATTTCCTTCGTGTTGATTAGCAAAATAAGAGTTACTTTTAATCTCCTTCTCAAACTCCTCAATATACTTAGGTGTAGTTTCAGTTGTCCGGGATTTCCGGATAACTGGATTGGGTATACGCTTAACATCTGGAAAAATCTCATTAAACTTATCCATTACTTTATCCCTCTCTGGTTTAGTGTTCATAGTTTCAACTGCATAGCCTGCTTTATAGGCTTTGATTATTAGTACCCTTAACTGTTCTACTTTATCTGTACTAAGAATATATCTTCCAGTTTTCCAAGAGCTATCAATTATATTCTTGAAATCCTCAATAGCTTTAAGTGTCTCCTTCTCTTGTTGTTTCATTTTATATACTCATCAAATAACTTCCACTCATCGCAAGTAGGGCAACCCTCCTCGTACTCCTTACATCTCTTGCCATACATCTTGGTTATGAAGTCTTCTACTGCCTTCTCCTTCTCACTCTCTATTGTTTTGGTTATCCAGTTGATTATTTCGGCTTCCTTTATTTGTATAAGTGTCTTATCTCCTTCAAAAAATCCGATATTTTCATCAAGTATTAACTTTAACTCCTCTATATACGGTGTGTTCTTCTTAGTCCCTCCACACTTACCACAAAGAGATTTAATGGTCTTGGTCATACAGTTACAGTGAGGGCAGAGGCTGGGAAGCTTATCGATATTCTTCCAAGCATCATCAGCCTCTTTAATAAAGGTTGGGTCGTTTACCAGTTCGTCAAATACATCTTTCTTCTTATCCTTACTCATAGTCTTCTATTTAATTTTTAATTCTTTAGCTTGTTTTACTAATTCATCAACTTGTTCAAGTGGGTTGTCAAACTTCTCATCCCAAACTTTTTTAACATATTCTTCTTCTGCTTTATCTGCGAGTGCCTTCTCATTATCTTCCATATCTTCCTTACACATCTCCTCATGCTCTACATCTTTAAACATTTTTCTTGACAAAGATGCTTTTCTTTTTTTCCTGTCTGCTGGAGTTGTCAATGCCATCAGGTCAGACGTCCCCCTTTTAACTCTAGAATAGAATGTGTCTCTACTGATATTATATTCAAGTAACCAATCTGTTAATATTTTTGTTTTACCATTAACGGTTATTTTTCTATTTCTTCTGCTATTTCTAGATTGTTCTCTTTGAGTGGTCCATCTACAATTCGACTTACAATAATCACCATCATTGTCAATTCTATCTATGCTTAAATTTTGTAAATATGTATCTTTCTTATCTTCCCAAAAACCCTCAAAATTTCTCCATTTATAACAATATCCAATTCCACGACCTCCATAATTTTTATAACCAATATGGCTGGGATTATCACATCTGTTTTTCATCGCTGACCATATACCATATTCTCTACTAGTAGATTTGTCATGCGTTGTGTGTGTTTCCTTGTGAACTTTTCTCCAAAGAGGGCTGTGCATATTATCAGTTTTTTCTTCACAACAAGCCTCGTGAGAGGCATTAAAATCAGAGTCATAAAGTTCGTCACAGTGTGGGCACATCATTATGCTCATTTTATTTGTAGTCTAATTACTCCATCACTTGAGTTTTGAATCTGTTTAAAACAACTCTCATCCATCTCCCATACCATAATGTTTTGGCTTTCAACCAAATCCTCAGCATAGGTTTTCCACTTCTTTGTTGTTTTGGTAGATAAATAAACACTAACAACAGCAACAACAACTAACAAAATAGAAAACATGTTTAACTTCTTTACCTGTGTGTATTTGTACTTATATGCTTTCTTACCCATTTTAATTATTTAATTTAATTTTTAATAAAGGATAAGTCAAGTAAGGAGCGTGGGCGGTATTTTACGTCACTTGAGCTACAAACTTAACTTATCTTTTACTCCCCCTAAACCCACCGACTGCTGGGGTCTAAGGAATAACTATGTCAATGTGTCATACTTAATAATCAACCAAATTTTCTGGTTTATTCTCTTTATCTCTACACCTAAAACAAGTGCTAAATTTAGGGTCGTGTAGACTCCCACAATGCTTACACTCCACATATCCTTTTTCAATCAACTCATCCCTCTTCCCATCTTTGCTATCCTTGTTTACACCATCCCCATCATCACCTCTTCTGGCTAAATTCTCTTCATACGCTGTTTCTGCTGGAATAAAATCTTTGGCCGAATTTCCTTGTAAAAAATCTGTCATGTGTTTATATATTTAATTGACTTGATAGTAACACAATTGTAATTGTTTGTCAAGCTAAATCACTTATATCATCCTCATCACTTTTATTCATTGTTTAAGCTGGTCTATTGCTAATTGTTCTAAGGCGTTTGCTAATAGTTTTCTAACAGCTTGACTCTTATTACCCTCATACTCTTTGACCGCTATCTCCACAATCTTCTTGTGTATATCCTCTGGTAACTTAGTCTGTATTCTGGCTGTCTTTATTGTCTTACTCATGGTTCTATAATACCACAATTGTAATTGTTTGTCAATTTATCCCATCTATGTCATCCACATCTATAATCCCCTCTGGTTTAGATGGTGCAATCATCTTCTCTACCAACTCAATGGTGTCTAACGCGCCCATACTGTAATCAAAACTGGTCATTTCTGAATTGTTTTCAATGGCGTTACGCATTGTCTTTAAATTCTTCTTTAATACCGACAAAGGTGCCTCCCTTGTTCTTCCTAGCTCTATATATTTTTCTTTACTCATGGCCAAATAAAATAAATAGTAATGCGATAATAGCAAAACCTAATAGTGTTCCTGCTAGTAATACATGAAAGAAGTATGTCATTTAATCAATTTCTTTAATGCTTTCTTAGTAAACATTGCCTCTTCAAACATGACATCTATTTTACCATACACAATAGCCTTAAAAGCAACTACAAACCTTTGTATAAGCGGTTTATGAACTGGAACTTCCAGCTTAATAAACTTGCTGTAAACCATCTGAAACACCATCTCTTCTTTATTCTTATCCTTTTTCATAGTCTTCTATTTAATTTTTAGTTCTTCCCTTCTTCCATTCACCATGTTTCCACCTCATGTGCAGGTTTAAAGCACACTTAGGGTGTAGCCTTCCTGCTGGAGTAGTGTAGTCACAGTAACGACATTTTAATCTTTTGGGTATTTTCACTTTACCTCCTTTAATTTTTTAACTCTGTCTATTACATCTTCCTTACGATACTTCTTTCCTTCTATTTCTATTGTGTCGCCATTAAAGATTTTGAAGCCACCTCTCTCTAGTTCTCCTATGTTAAAGTGGTCATCCTTTTCTGTCTGGTCATCATAGCAGGACATTATATATCCACTTTCTTTCTTCAATACAGTTTTTTTATTGCCAGCATCATTTATGAGAACATCACCCACTTCTAGGTTGTCTAGGGTTTTCTCTACGAGTTCTAGTTCTTCTTCAAACCATACACCACCTTCTTCCATCCGACAATACTCATTATCAACTATTTCTTTTATCGTACATACCTTGCCACGATTTTCAGGATAAAGCCCAACAATAGCATCTTTTTTAATCCTAACCCTATCTCCTACTTTATATTTCATCTTATTAATTTAATTTCTAATGTGCGTGAGCATGCGCACCCCGCCCCATTCCTTAGAATGGAATATCATCAACAGGAACTTCAGCTTTCACTTCTTTTCCTTTTGGTGTATCTTTTTCTGAAACAGTTTCTAAATCTTCATAGTTACCTATGTTTTCACTTTTCTTACTACCGCCCATTTCATCTTTAAGATTAAATTTAGCTTCTTTAACAGCCTTATCTTCATCTTTAGTGATTGGTGTTCCCATTCCTTTTGGAACTGGTACAGTTTTGTAATAAGCTCCTGCCTCTTCGGTTCTTGTAACTTTAATATCATAAAGCATGGGGTTGCCCCAATCCTTGTCTTCTGACAAAGCCTTTATGTCTTTAGCTATCATGAAAGCACCTTTAAAAATCTTAGGTGTTCCATCATCTCTATCAATTACAATCCAACCGAATGTGACTCTCTTGTCAATTTTCTCTTTCAAAGGCACATCATCTCCACAGTAAGAACAATCTTTTCCAGTACATTTTATTGGTCTGCTCTTTCCGTCTTCACCTATAACCCAATGCTGTGTTACGAACTCTGGTTTACTGACTAAACGAAATGTTATTGTCCTTCCTTTGTCGCCTTTACCGAACTGAAGAAATCTTCCTCCTCCAACGGCTTTCTGTGCTTCATCTACGATGCCATATCCGAAATCATTACTCATTTTTATTCACCACCTTTCTGTTTGCTTTTTTTATAATAAGGTTCAAATTGCTTTTTAAATTCTTCTTTAATTGTCTTCCTCGCATCAGCAAAAGCCTGTTTAGCTTCTTCTCCTTCTATATCAACTGGTTTCTCAAATTGAATTTCTACTCCAGCCGATAGTTTTACTGAATTAAAGTCACCGAGATTTACTGTCCTCGCAGGAGTAAGCATTATTTTGCTTATCATTGTTTTTGGTTTTATTTTTGCCATTTCTTATTACCTTTCTTTTAATTTATTATAATTCACTAGCCTCAAAATATCAACCACTAAAGTAACTTCTTTTTCTTTCCCTCCTCTTGTATTCCCCATACTTCTGTTTTGGTAGACATAATGGATTTATATTTATCCCTCTCATCTAAAATCTTCTGTATTTTCTTATCTTCTGCCTTACAAAATGGTAAATAATTGTTGTAGTTTTTCATCCAACCTGCACAAGTACAAGGAGGTATCTCATCCTTTTTCCAATACTCCACCATCTCTGCCATCTCTTTCCTCAACTTATCTTCTCTCCACTTACTTAAATAGATGTGCTTTTCTTTAAACGCGGTAGGCACCTTATCATTTGGCTCTTTGTTCATATAGAGCAACATGGCCTTTTTAATATCTCTTTCATCCTGCTCACGCATAATCATCAAATAGGTTAGAACCTGTGCTATATTATCCTCATCCTCTTGCCCACTTAATATTTTCTCCATCTTCCACTTCCCTGCTGACTTAATATCTAAAATAGCCAACCCTTCTGAATCTTTTACCAATCCATCGTATCTACCTCTAAAATGTTCTGTTTCTATTGTCTGCTCTGCATCTATCAATTTCCCTTGTGCCTCTAAAGCCTTATAAGCAAAATCGTGATACAAGTCTCCTATCTTTAATATCCATTGAACATGAGGAGCAAACTCTGAGGTTATCCCTTTTCTTTTTAAAAACCGCACACGCTGACACTTGCCCATATCAGAGATATAAAACTTCTTATCCTTAGACGGCTTGTAGCTTCCCCTACTAATTTTAATATAGTTCTCTAACGCTTCTGCTATTTCACTCATATTTTTGTATTTTTATAAATTTTAGGTATGGCATTAAATCCGTCAGCTACAAACTCAAATCCTCTACTCTCAAGAAAGTGATGAAATTTTCGTGTATAAGCTTTGGATGCTACGCCATTGTACACCGAAAAATGCCCTATATTCACATCAGTAAATGGAGAACTATGAACCAAATACTTCCCAACCCTTTGCTCTATTTTCTCAATAAAAAACGCCTCTGGATTTTCATAATGTTCAAAAACCTCGCTAAGTAAAACCACATCATATTTCTTTTTTTCCATTGATTCTACTTGAGCTCCAATACGGTATCGTTTGTTGTAGTCTTCCATAAACTTAACTTGTGCCTTTACATCATTAAAATACGCTATTTCTTTATTTGGAAATAGTGTTTTTAAATAAATAGTAGAAAGCCCAATCCCATTATAATAATCAAGGACAGAATCAACCCTCTCCATATCAATCAACCTAATCATTGATTGAATAGTGGGTCTGGAGCGTGTTTTATAACATTTAGCCATGTCCCAAATGTAATCCTTATGCTGGTACACAGAAAAATCTTTACACCCACTATCAAGCCATATTTTTTTAAGCATGTTGCTTTTAGTTTGTACCATCTCTTCATACTCAGCCGTAGGTACACCTAAAAGTTCGTAAAAATAATATCTCAGATATTTCGGTTGTGTATAATCTTGTGTTTTCATCTTTTCAACCACATCCACACTCATTACTTATCTACTTTTTTTGGATTTGGTTTCTTGCTTGTAAAAAAACCTTGCTTTCTCTTTCTGTCGTAATAACACTTTAAAGAGCAATACTTGCCACTTCCTCCAGTATGGGTCCAATTTCTGTTTCTTAAAAACATTTTGCCACATTGTTTGCATCTTGCTGGTTTCCAATCATATTTTTCATACAATTTTCTGCATCTGGTAGAACAATATTTACTGCCTTTCTGTATTCTATATCTAGACAGGGGCTCTCCACATACAACACAACACATCTTCTCACCGTGCTCTTGCTTTAATGATTTTCTAATTAATACAGGACTCTGATGCAATCTTTTGTTAAAAATTTGTCTAACTCGTTCTCTACTTATGCCATACATCTTCCCTACGCTATCTAAAGTAGCCACAGGTGCTAACACATCTTCAACAATCTTCCAATGTCTTTCTTTTATTTCTTCGTTCATTCTTTCCATTTTATTTAATTAAATTTGTAACCTCACCTATATTACCACTTTTCCATCCCAATGTCAAGAAATGTTACTAATTACTAACACTTCTTTTCCCTTTGTACCTAGGGGGGCGAGTGAGATTCGAACTCACACCCAGTCCTAGACTGCTCCTCCACTTGAGCTACCGCCCCCATAGTTTTCAGATTTAATTTCTAACATTACCTTGTCATTAGTTTAAATTTATTACATCTGCTATATATTTTACATCATTGCATGTTTTAATATCATTCCCAATTACTTCTTCTCATATTTTATATCCTTTTCTTATGGTTAACAAATCGCAAAATAGGAACCGTATGTACCGATTCCTATTGCCTATTTATTTCTTTTTCTTCTTTCCCTTTAAACAAACTCCTATCTTCTTAAAAAAATCAACAATCTTCTTGGTTGTTTTATTCAATATTCTCACCCCCCCTATTTTTCTCTGGTGATGAAATTAAACATGTTCTTTAAGTAAAGAAACATGCTCTTTACCCAGTTGTCGCCTTTTACTGGTCTATTGTCTTCTATGTTTTCTAACTTGTCTTCTTTAAATATCAACTTATCTAATTCTGCTAGTATCTCAACATCTTTAGATACGGGGTCACCATTCTGAGTTAAGCCCAATTTCTTACACAACTCTCCCACTAAATCCTCCACCCTCTCTTTTAGCTTTGTATACTTTCTTTCACTTACTATAATCTCATTTTTATATTCCTCTTTCATCTTCTCATGCTTTGTGGCCAGTTCATGAAACGCAATTAGCTCACTCCTTATTCTTTGAACCTCCATTACGCCAAACTTCACTTGCTCTCCACCAATCTCTACTGTGCCAAAATCAATTTTTGTCTGGTCGTTTATTTCCATATCTTCCCCATTTTGGGGAGTGTCATTAGAATTATACCACGTTTCAATAAAATCCAGGGGGTCCTCCCACCAATCATTCAACTCTACTATGTTTCTTGCTATTGTGTCTATACCATTTCTTAATGTTTTTGGGTCAACTTTAAAGATTGAAAAGTGAGAATGCGCCCAAACAGTACCGCTCTTACCTATCTTAGCTATCATCTCTCCCTCAGAGACCTCCTTCACTTGAGATAAAAAGCCGTCTGGGTGGTTATGTGCATAATGTACCCACCTCTCCCCCCAAGGGCCCTCTATATGTATTACGTTGTGCCTACCATACGCTCTGGTTGGATGAGAAGCATAGTGGTAATAGACCAATTTCCCTTTCGCTATTGCATACAAGGGTAAACCCAAGTCTGTATCTCCTCCCGTTTTGATATTTATGTCGTAACCATTGTGTAAATATGTGCCTCTGTCACTTCCAAAATAATCAGCTACATACCAATCCTTCTCAAACTCTTCTTTAGAACCATCCCCTACAGGATAACGCATTTTTTAGCGATTGCTGTTAATAATAAATATCTCACTATCATAATCTACACAAACTGTCCTAATAGGGTTCATCTCATAACAAGCACTTGTCGTTAGGTAATACTCACCAGTTGGTAGGTTTGGGATAGTTAAATTAGTAATAACCTGTTTATGGTCACCAGCTTTGTTCATAGGGGTAATTGAGGGTAGGGTGTAAACAACTCCATTAATTAACTGTCTGTGAATTATAGGGAACTTGTCAGTATTTTTAGTAAATACCGTTTTATAAATCAAAGGTTCTCCTACCTCTACTGTCTTGTTCTCATTCATTATCTTTAAGGGTTGTTCTATTACTAAAGGATTGTAAGGATAAAGCCACCAAACAAAAACAGTTATTACTGCAACAGTAGAAAATAATAATGTGAGCATAGCAATTATATATTCAAATTTTTTCATCTTATTACTAAAGCTATTAACGCACCTATAAAGGCTACTAAAACTAAACTGACAAAACTGTAAACGATATTTTTAACAGGGGTAAACTCCTTACAAGTAACAAGAGTATCAACCTTTTTAAACAAGTTTATTATATCTTTCTTAATTAGGGCTATTGATGTTGCTATGGTCATAGAAATCTCTCTATGTATGTATTATGATTTAAAAATTATAAATTAGCAAATTATTCTAATATAGAAGCCGCCCCTCCACAATAATTCTGCCCCCCAATAACACTTGATAAAGACGGAGATGTTGTTCCAGTTAATGAACAAGCCTCACATCTAATTCTTCCAGTTCCACCAGTTCCACCACCACCACTACCAGTTGCGCCCGTAGCTGTAATCTTACCAGAACCAAGAATTGCTGTTTTAGCTTTAATTAAAACCGAACCACCTGCTCCAGCACCACCATTTCTTCCTAAAGAACCAGCACCATTACTACCAAGTCCTCCATTTGACCTTATCAATCCAGAAATAGTTATTGTTTTAGCAAAAATTGCAACGATTCCGCCCCCAGCTCCTCCACCACCACCATCATCACTAGCTGCTGAACATCCGCCTCCACCCGCACCACCGAATACCATTGTCGATAAAGCTACTACACCAGCAGTTCCTCCACCAGTTCCTGCCGTTGGTCCATTACCAATAGTAGTTCCAGTTGCTCCAGCAGTACCATTGCCTCCACCACCTCCACCAGAACCTCCGCCACCAATTTCAGTACCGCCTCCACCACCATTACCATTCGCTGCATTACTTGCACTTCCAGCACCTCCGGTACCTTCACCTTGATTTGCTGTGTTGTGTTGTTCTCCTCCAGCTCCTCGGAAACCACCACCAGTTCCACCAGTAAACCTATCTGGAGACGCACCTCCATTAGCACTAATCGTTCCATTTACATCACACAAGCCACTACTCATTAAAGCCACAATACCACCCACAGTTCCATTCCAAGCTTTGGCTGTTAAAGTTTTACCAGAGTCAATCGTGATACCAGAATGTTGTTCTATAACTAACACCTGAGCTCCCGAAGTATAGGTATAAGTTAGCGGACTCACTGTTGTAATAGTACCCGCTACATAAGATGAAATTTTATTAAGTTCCCACTGCCCCGCGCTCGTGCCTCGTGTTTGATGAATCATTATTAACTGCCCCGCTACAAAAGAAGCATTGGTTGCTGATATGGAAGTTGTGCCAGAAGTGGCGGTACTTGCCGAATCAATTGGAGCATCTGTTGTGTTTGCTGATATAGATAACAGCCCATCGCTTCCATTACTGAAAGGGGGGGCGAGTAATTGTGGCATTATTCTGACTTTAATTGAATGGTTATGTCTGTTCCTGCTATCGTACTTCCTATTTGGTCTATGTCAGGTGTAAGTATGTCTCCTTCTGCCAAAGCTGTTGTATCAAAAGAAGTGGTATTACCAGAAGTAGCTCCAGCAAGTATTTTTGGTCTATCAGCAGGAGTGGTTGCCCATATAGAAGTTCCGTTCTTATTTATATCTACAATTACATCCGCACCAGTCGGAGCAGTCTTTACATATAAATATGCCTTAATCGCAGTTAACGTTCTTGGAACTCCTATAATTGGCGATACTGATGTGCCAGTTGTAAGAGTACCCACAACAGACCAAGTAAATGTTGGTTTTGAAGACGCTAATTCATAAATTGTTCCTGCGTCATTTATAACATATAAGGTTGGAATTCCTGCTTTGTCTTTTGCAAAAATATGCAACTTATTAGCTGCTGGGGTTGATGGGTCTGCTCTCTCAGTTAACTCTATTCCATCTGCCATAGCATCCACGGCCCTATCATTAGCCACCATGTTATCCATTTTTGCTTCTGTTATTATGTCTCCCGCTGTCCATGTGACTGCCGCGTAAACTGTTTCAGCCATTTTTCAAATAGTTAATTGATATCTTTGTATTACTTCTCACTTTTTCTACTTTAAATTTAGAATTAATCTTTCCAAATTCTCTCCCTACTTTGTTGCTTGATTCTTTTTCTGAAGCGACAATACTAGGTAAGGTCATGTTAGCACGAAAATCTCTTGTATCCAAACCACAAGCACATTCTAAACATAATGATTCATCAATAGGAGAAATCTGAGGCGTAAGACACCCCTTCCATTCTTTTCCATTCGTCCATTGAACATAATGAAAATCACACCAATCAGTTAAAGTTTCGTCACTAGCCCAACAATACCCCTGCACTTCACCACAACTACCACAAGTTATCTCATATCTATTTAAACCAGCCTTATCTCTAGGACAAGTTATATATTCCTGTTTCGCTATTTCTTGTGATATTTCTTCTTTTGGCATTAAAGCCAACTTATCTCTCCATTCCTTTATAACCTCCTGACATTCACAATCAGCCCTATCAACAGGAAAGAACGAATAAACATCAATTCGTTTTTGTTTGTGTAAACTCATCTGAGTTGCCATATCTCTGGATGTATATATTTTTCTCATATTGTTCTTTCTAGGCTATGGACCCACAGTTGACCAATTATTAACGCTATCATCAAAAATGTAAAGTTGGTCCACACCTGCGTCTTTTATTAACACAAACACTTCTCCAGACAACGCGGTACCCACAGCGGGGAGTGTAGTTCCTCTTGGAAGTACCAACCGCTTACCACTCCAGTCTTTAATCTGTTTCCGTTCTATTTGTCTATCTACTGCATCACCTCTGATGCTTTCTGTTGTTGCTGACATATTCTATATTATAACGCTTCGTTAGAAGTTATTTTTCTTAATGTTAAATTCTGGGTAAACTTTCCTGCTTCATACACTCCTTGTATGCGTATAACTCTGTAATTAGTATAGGTGTCTAAATCTTGGTCTTTCACCTTAACTTGGTCACGCAATTGCAATTGAGGTATTCCTCTAATGCTTAATCTTAATTCTGATTGTGGGTCTTTGTGCCTCTTAACTAAATTTTCTGCCATGGTTGCCGCAAAACTCCTATCATCTATATACGGATTAGTTATCTCTTTCTGTTGCTCATTATAGTCATTCACCGAACTAGTGTCTTCATAAATTTCCTTAAATTCATAATCAACAGTAGCTGGTGTACCTCGTATCTTTAATAGATTTACAAACCCAGTAGCCACATTATCATTTTTCACTTCCAATTTAACAGTCTTAGTAAAAGATGTTGCAGTAATCGTTACATCACTAGTTATGTTTGAGCCAGTACCACCCGCACCAGTAAACACCGTGTAGTCTGTATTCGCAACTGGACTTGTTATGCCAGACGCGGGGTCTTCAAATTGAGCCCAAATTTCTGTTGTAACACCACCACCTACTATTTCTTCCTCAATACCATTTCTCCAAACTTCCGCTTCTCCCTTTACACTTCTGGGTGCTCCTGACACTATTACCCTATTAATAATCTTAGACGAATCTCCTTGACTCCATGTAATAATATCATCTGCCTCTATTGTCCAAGCCACCGCATTGTAAGGTGCTTCTGAATATTTGTTCCTATTCTCAAAACGTAGCTTCCCACTTTCATCTTGATAAAACACAGCCTCTTCTGCTTCACAAATTTGCTTAATTCTATTCCCCGCTGTTTGACCTTTTTCAAACCAAGCAAACTTAATTGTGTTTAAACCTGTATCCAAACTATAATTTTGCGTACCAATACCTGCCCTAGCCAAAATATCAGCAATAATTTCATCTGACCTTTTGTCTACGTATATTGTCGTCTCCTGTGGTTTTTCATTTAAACCCTGTATAAAATCATACACCGCAATTCTTACTTGCCTTTTTGCTTTGTCTTCTTTTGGTTGAGTAGTTAACCCCTCAATAATAGGTATCAATTTTTCTTGTCCTTCCACTTCAAACCCTATAAATATCTTAATGGGTCTATTTGGTTTTAATGCAGTACCGATAGAAGCATCATAATCTGGAGTAAATCTTTTGTCTGTGTTATCCAAAACAATATCTCCCATAGCCTTCGCCATGCCACCCAAAGGTTCTATTAATACTCTTTCATATTCTAGTCTTATCGTATTATCTGTTTCATCTACATAAATAAACGAATCCGCCTCATTAATAGCAGACCCACTTTGCCCCTGTAATATATCCGTACTCCCCACTAGCGAACTGCCAATAGTGGCAAAGTTCTCAGTATTCGTATTTCTCGACCACGATACATACAATTTCGCCCTAACTGGCCTCACGCTAGCTGTTGTAATGGCGTCAAAATGGGGTCCAAATAGATAAAGAAGAATTTCCACTAGCTTGCACCCATACCACCCCCTTTAAATGTAACTTGTTTGTGACAAGCAACACACAATGTTCGACCATTTGATAATTCCCAAAGCTCCGAACAAGCTAAGGCTTTTTGTAAATTGTCTATTTTGTTCTCCTCCACAATAATCGAAAAACGTTTTTTGTGGTCAACATTAAATTCCGCTCCTCGAACCCCACACAATTGGCAAGTGTAATCATCCCTCTTAAGAATTGTCTTTGTCCATTGTTTATATTTTCTACATCTTCTTATTTGAACCATTAAAGGGGTTATGCCGCCCTTCCAATTAGGATTTTTACTCCCCATAGTTTGTGTCATAACTTTCCCACTATTCCACGCAGGACTACCACCACTTGTTGGGTTGTTCTTATGTTTCCCTGATTTCCACGCCAATTTTGCTGCGATACTTAATTTTCTTCTGTGCTCTTTAGACATGGTTTTCCCCTTGTTCCACGACTCCCTTCCTCTCATACCCCTAGAAAACAATTCTTTTCTACATTTTTCCGAACAGGTCTTTCTCCTTTGGTGCCACTTATTATCAGTTGGATAAAACTCATTTCCACATACCACACATAAATCCTTAACTCTTCTGTCTTTGTTCCATGGTGTGTGTCCTTTTTTAAATGCCATTCTATATAAAATTATATTACTTTCCTAACATTATTTCACTTCCGTTAGTATTAACTTTAAATTTTCTCTATAATCCCTACCAGACATGGGGTAATCTCTTGCACCAATATCAATAAACACATCAGTAGGGCCTACAGATAAATTATCTTCATCTATGGTAAAAGACCTAACTTTATTAAGGTTATATTCAGATAGTATTGCTCCCACCTGTGCTAAAGATAAATACTGATAAGTTAAAACATAATTCTCTTTTCTGTTAATAGTGTCTTTCGTTGTTTTCCCTTTCATGGTTATATTCTCTGAGGATTTTTCTAAAAAACTCCGCACTAAACTTTTTGGTCTTGGTAAAGTCACATCTCCTAAAGTATAAGGCATTTTAAGTTTCCATTAATTCAAATACAGTTTTGTTTTGTGCTTGTGCTGTTTGTACTAAAGCCGCATATAAATTCTTAGCTATGTTTCTCTTCTCTGTTTCAGTTCCAGCATATAAACCTATGTTGACCTGTAAATTAACTCCTCCACCGCTTCCACTACCGCCAGTTGCTACTCCTGCAGATATAACTCGTTCTCCCCCATGAGCAAGAATTGGTACCGCTGCTCCAATTGGTCCTGGGACAATTCCTCCAGTTTGTTCGCTCCTCAAACCCTGCTCTCTACCAGCAGTAAATGCTTCTCTTGCTTTTGTAAGAGCCTCTCCAGCTTTATCTATTATACTTCCAAAAAATCCAATTATCTTATCAAACCATTCTTTCACCCCTTCATATATTTCTTTAGCCTTAGATATTGCCGCATCTTTAACTTTATTCATAGCAACTTTAACCTTGCCTGGTAGCTCAAGCAAGCCATTATAGACATCTTTTACCAACTTCTTAATCCAATCCGTAAATCTAGTATACAATTCAACCACTTTAGCAATTGCCTCTTTTATAAATTCCAATATTACCCTTACACCCTCAGTCTTCATCCACTCCCACCACTTCTTTACATTTTCCACCATTGTCTTAAACCATTGCACAAGCGCTCTTCCAAACGCGGGTATTGCTTCTGAAGCCCAATTAATAAAGCTTTTTATAGTTTCAGGTATCGTGACTGTAAAAAATTCTACCCATATATTATAAATAGCAACAATCCCAGCCACAAACATCTGCGCTAATGAAACTAAGAAAGCGGGAATGGTCTCAGTAAAGAAAGTAATCATTTGTCCAATAGCAAAAGGAATGTCCACAGTTACCAGCTTTTCAAATCTACCTACCAAAAACCCTATGGCATATGGTATATCCTCAATAAAAAATTTAACAACAGCCACTTTTGCCGCCTCAAGAAACGCACTTAGTTTGCCTGGCAATTCTTGAAAGAAAGTTGTTATTCCATCAACCACAGAAGTAAAGGCATTACCTATTCCTTCTTTAATACCAGTTGCAAATTCTTTTATAGCATTGCGGGCATTTAAAATATTGGTAACTATCGCACTATCTTCAAACACATTAAATAGCTTGCCAAACGAAGCCGTAAAATCACCCTTAAAAATTAATTTAAATACACCAATCAACCCCTTAAACGCACTCTTAATGCCGTCCACAGCCTTCTTGGTTTTCCCTTGTATGTCTCCCCAATTTTTCTTCCACGCAACAACCAACAACGCAACCACGGCAATTATGCCCATAATAATTAAAACAATTGGATTAGCTAACAATAATCCCGTAACAGACGCTATCGGTCCTTTAAGTAACAAAAACCCAATCTTCAGCGCTTTAAGTCCATACTTTGCCAACACGAATGCTTTTTTCATCTGCCCCAGTATGCTTAAAACTGGTCCAATCACAGCAAGAAACAACACCATTGCTCCCACCGTCTTTTTAATCCAAGGAGCTAAATCGGTAAATTTTTTAATTAAATCTGCAATTCCAGCCGCTAATTTTGGTCCTTTGTCAACAATAATTGGTGTAAGTGACTCAACTAACTCCTGAACTGCGGGTATCAATGCCAAACCAATTGCATCTCCACTTTCTATCATGGCCACCTTAAACCTAGCCAATGTACTTGAAACACCACCAGCGCTCACCGCAACATCTTTATATACGCCCTCTGCCTTACGCAAATATTCGTTTGTAATGGCTATCTTCTTTTCAGACTCAGTAAGTTCACTAGCCGTCTTCCCAAGTTCTTCTCCATACTTTTTATACGCATCAGTAGCTGAAATAACAACACCCGTATTATCTAACCATTTTACCGAAGTACGACCAATACCATTGATGATAGACTCAAACATGAAATCGACATCTTGACCCGTAGCACGAGCAGCCTTTTTAGCTAGGGTAGCAAACCTGGTAAAATTCTCTCCTCCTTCTCCAAGCGCGTCCTTTCCAATAAGGGTGCTGGCCTTCAAAAATTGTTGCATGATGGTCATTTGGTCAACAGTTCCTGCTGTGGCCTTTTTTACATTTTCAATCAACTCCTGAGAACCCACATCAAAACTTGCAACCATGCTTTTATAAGCATCCGTTACCGATTCAACTTTACCCGCCCTAGATGCTAAAGTAATTATTGCTGCACCCGCAGCCAAAATAGGGAGTGTAAAATTCTTAGTTAAAGTACCACCAAGCGCACTTAAATTCTTTCCCGCATCTGTTAAAGAACTATTAAGCCCTTTAACTACCTTTGACGCGTTATCTTTTGCGTCAATAATTACCTGTACTCTTGTGGTTGCCATTACTTTATCTTAGCAGATTATTATATCTTAGTCATTCCGCGCAGCCCGTTTGGATTGTGCCCGCTCCATTTTAGCTTCTGATGACATAATTTCTAAATTTACCATCATCTCTTCTATCGGCTCATTCATTAATTGCCTGTAAGACAATCCGAAGCGTTCTCGATACCTAAATTCTTGAATTCTATTTAACGCCCACGCTACATTTCCTTTTGCATTACTAATTGGGCCTTTGGCCGACATAACATCACGAATAGCTGTTACTTGCTCTCGGCTTGGCCTTGGGATAAAAAACTTACAGCCTTATTAAGCACCTCAATAGGTAAATCGCCTATATCTTCTTTTCTTAGCTTAACTATCTCACCATTCATATCCACAGCTTCTCCACTTACGAATTTTTCTTGTAAAATTATCACCATTTCATCCACGCCTTTTAAAGCCATCTCCATGTTCTTTTCATCCAGCCCAGAAAGCTTAGGTAACATTTTTTTAACATCGTTTGCAGTAAATGCATTAAAACTGATGAAAGACTTTTTTTCCTTCCACACTTCTCCAACAAATCCCAAACTAAAACGTTTTTCTAACAAAAACTTAGACATATAATTTTATTTTATTAATAACTTACGACATCATTCACTAAAGAGCAGGTACTTACCATATCTGCTGCGCCCGATACATCTCTTGATGCTTTAAATGAAATTGTTTGAGAAACAATCTCGTCTAAACTGTAATCTGGTTCCCATTCAAAGAAATCTACTTTAGGCATTTGGATAGTGAGAGATGGATTTGTTAAGCCCGAACCCAATTTATCATCTGTGTTGGTAAGCTTAATCTCTATAGCTCTGTCAGTATTGTCTTTCATGTAATTCTTGAATGTTTCTGCTTCGTAATTCAAAGTCACAGAACCCTCAACTCCAAGCTGTCTATTCAAAATATCCTCTGGCTCTGCTGTGCCAAGCACATCGTCCAAAGCTACATTCTTATTAATAGTTAAATTTAAACTCTTTATTGAACTTGCGGTTGCTCCAGCCAATCCAGCAATGTTTTCAGCAATTTTAAAAGATAAATGCTTTTTAGTAAACTTATTTTCTGCAACTGCTGCGGGTACGGTTTCGCTAGTACCTACTGCTTGCTTGCCCATAAACGAAGCACTATATCTTACAACCTCATCCAATTCTGCTGTTAATTCTAAAGACTCCAACATTACCAACTTATAAAGTTCGCTTGTGTTTGAATCTACAACAACAAAGGATAGAGATTGATGTTGGTTACTTTGATTAATTGTAAAAGTGTGCGTATAAGATTCATCTACCACAGCTGCAGAAGATACGGTTCCTAACATGGAATAAAGTAACAAGCCGAAACTCTTACTTCTTATTTCTCCCTCAAAATCTCCTTGTCCATATTTAGTTGTAACAAAAGCTTCTTCTGAATCTGCCAATTTGCCCAAAGCTCCAACTGAACGAGCTTGTACAATCTTGTCGTCAAAAGAAAATGAAGTGTTTGGCAACATATAAGTAGATGCTGCTCCAGCACCTCTTGTGCCTTCTTTTGCAATTCCTAACTGTAACAATCTTCCAACAAATTTAGCCATATTAATTCAGATTATGAACGCTAACCCGAGTAAAGTCAAGTTACGTCCACACTAATTCTTACTCCCACAGTTAATTCCGCCATTATCAATTCTTCTTGCACAACTTGACCCCATGCTCCAGGCGTAGCCCATATATTCAAATAGGTATATCCCGCAGGTAAGCCTATGCCAACTGTTCTTGTCGTACCTCCCTTTTGGTCCTCTTGGTCTAGTAAATCCAAAACACTATCCACAACCTCTTCCAATGCTTCCAAAGCACCTTCCACACCCGTATTTTTAGTTTCATAAAACAATCTCACCTTAAAAGCATAAGTTCTCACATTTTCCGTTGTTGTTTCATAATCTGCAGAATTTTCAGAAGGTATGACATGAGCCGCTGGATAACCGTCAAACTTTATTTTTGGGCTACTAGAAACCTCCTGTATCGTATCTACAGTTTCTAACAATGTTGCTATTTGTGGTCTAATTATTTTAAACGACATATTTTTACCTTATTTTCTTATTTATAAACAATTCTACATCTTTCTCAAATACGGGGTCAAATCTACTACTAGCCGAATCCGCACCCCAAAGCATAAAAGGTCTAGCTGCCATAAACCTAGTTCCCTCATGAACAAAATAATCATAATTTACATGTGGGGCAATAATAGCCGATAGGGGTTGTAACTCAACAGATATACTTGACCGCATCCTCCCAGTATCTACTGGTGCAACTCTCTTAGCTTCTCCCTCAACCATAAACGATAATTTCTTTACTTCTTCTCCCAAAAAACTAGTAAAATCAATAGAGGCAAACTTCTTACTTAATTCTTCAAAAGATGGATTTAGGGTAATTGTTATTAAACTAGACATTAAATTCCTCCAATATTACTTCTCTGTTTTTTATTCTTTTTAGCATAAAGTAATTATAGCACGACCAACTCAATTCCCATATGGCCCGTGACCCTTGCCTCCATAATTATCTGTCTTTTTATGACACCCTACACACAACGTTCTTCCATTATTTACATCCCACAATTCTGGAATAGCATAAGCCTCCCGCATACTCCTTGGATTAAATCTTTTTAACAATTTCGCAAAACCCGCTATATGGTCCGCATTTAAAATAACCCTTTTTCCTTCCCCATTTTTTGCACCACACGTCTGGCAAGTATACTTGTCTCTTTTAAAAACCGCCTCTCTCCATAATCTATATTTCATAGACCTTCTAAGATAAAGATTTCTACGCGAAAGGTATCTTTCTGAGCGCCCTTCTCTATCAAATCTACTCATCTGTGACTCACTCATCTTCTGTCGTATTTCTTTGGTAAAGGGATTCTGACAATTCATAGGTTTTCCCCGCATACTTTTCCAATAACATTCCATAGAACAAAAAGAATTTTTTGCCCTCTTTTCCAAAGACTTAATTCTATAAAACTTTTTCTTACAAATCGGACATGCCATCTCCCTCTTTGTTGTTCTTCCTATTCTTGTACACTCCAAAGAACAATAATGAGCATTTGAATTGTCACTAGGATAAACCCTCACTTTCTTACCACAAACACCACACAAACAAAAAATATATTTATGCGTTTTACTATTCCTACCAGTTTTGTGTAAATAATAACATTCTCTAGAACAGAATTTTCTATTTTTAAACGCCCTCTTACTTTCGTTACACTTTTTAAAAAACTCTTCTCCACACTCTTCACAGAACTTACTATTCATAAGTTTATTGTAATACTACATCAATATTAGGTCAAACATTAAATTCTTCTAAAATCACCTCTCTGTGTTGATTAATGCCATATGCCTTAGTCACAATTTCTCTTATGCTGTATCTAACATCATTCTCATCAATTAACTGGTCGCCTTCCTGAATTGGTGCATCAACCGCAAACCAAGCCTTCCATGCCTTCTCTTCAATAATACCTAAAGTTTGTCTTGCGTCTACATCTAAACTTTGAATATGCCCAGCCACAGTTGCAGTAGTCTGTAAAGCTTTCTTGTTCCCACTCACAGTCCTCAACCTTTGTATTACTACATTCTGGTCAAAAAATCTTCTAATAGCCATTTTTTAATTTTGTAAAGGAGTTAAAGCACTTCCAAATTCACTCACATCTGCGTGCTTATCTAATATATTTTTTACTGTTTCATTCTCTAACATAGACGGTCCATATTTGACGCTATAATCTCCTATTGATTCTGATTCAATTCCAGCCCCTCCGCCACTTCTTCTGCTATAAACCTCATTAACCATCATCCAAATTGCCATTTCTAATTCTCCAGCTTCCGTGTCTGATAAAAATGTGGTTACATTATCAAAATCATATCCTGCTGTGTAAGTAACTCTATATCCTTTTACAGACCTAGAAAACATTAATCCACTAGCACCTTTTATTATTCCTGTCGCATTATCAACATTGTAATATTTGCTTTCTACCACTCCCCAATTCTCCTCATTTAATCCTGACGCCCTGCTATCTAATGTAAATGTTTCTCCTGATACTACTGGACAGTGCTTCAACACAAGTACATTTGACCTTTCCGAATCATATTCCTCATTAGTATAGGATGTCTTCTTAATTCTCTTGCCTATATAACTCTCACAATAATCTGTTAAGGCATTAATCAATCCTTCCATAACAGTTTCATTGGTTCCAGTTAATGTGCCCAAACCACCAAAATTAGCAGCTCTCTCCACGGTAGTCCAAGCGTAACTTTTAAGACTCATACTTCTATGTTACCTTATTTTCTCTTAATTGTGTATTTTCTTTTTTTCTTCTCAACCTCTTTTTTAGGTTTTGCGGGAGCAACTTCTCTAGAAGCGGTCATTTGCCTTGTGGCATAGGATTGCTTTTCTTTAAACAATTCTGCCTTTCCGCTTTCTATCAACGCATGAGCCTCATTAGGAGTTACCACTTTTATCTCACTAGAAAAAAACATTTTAACTTTAATCATGTATACACTTTACCACAGTAGGGCAACAATAAAAAAAACCCCTCGGTAAAGAGGGGTCTTAGTGGTGTTTAGGTCACCATCCTTGTATTGAGTGCGAAACTGATACAATAGTTCCTTTTACTTCTAGCTAAACTTAAATGTTAGTAATCTTAGCGAAAGGTGAAGTGATAACGGCAGTACCGTCAACACGTTCAACAGCTTTGATTTCCATAGCATTCCTACGCCACGCGTCTCCGCCTTCGGTAGTAGTTCTCACGGATACAGTTTGTCTGTCTCCAATAATGTAGTTTGACCAGTCGCCAAAGTATAGTTCACTTTGACTTATGTCATTCTGCTCGTAGAAAGGATAACCATAAAGGGTGCTAGGTAGTAACCTGGACTCGTTTCCGGCTCCTGGTCCTGTTCCTGCATCTCTCCAAATATAGTTGTTGTTTCCATCTTTAAGCGTTCTAAGTATTGATTTTACAGCTCTGTGTCCTACAAACGCGGTTTTCTTGGATTGAGTAACTCTTTGAGGAACTTTATCCATTAACTGGATAATGTTGTCAAAACTTACTGACCCACCTGCATCAACTTCGGAGATTGACTCCTGATTGATTCCGTTTGGTTGACCACTGCCTGAACCTGTGAAAAATGCCTTGTCTTCTGCTACTCCAATAGCCTCTGCGAATAGTTCAATGATGAACGAAACGAGATTGATGTTAGCGTCAGCTAACAATTGGTCGGAAATAGGAAGCAAACATACTAAGTCATTAGGTGACAAAGTAACTTGGTCGAATTCCGCTGATGTAGTAGATTTTGAAGCATATTCCCCAGTCCAATAAGCAACTGGTCTAGCCGCTAAGCTATTAAGTTTCAAAGTATCAGTACTCATAGGTATAACCCTAGCGATTTTACGCATGATGGTCATATCAGGGAGAATTCTAAATACTTCTGCTCTTAACTCTTCTGGAACTAAGTAACCACCTTGGTCATCTGTACCTTCTACTAAAGCCCTTAACACCTGGTTAGATGCTGGGTCTGCCTTGGCGTAAACCAAAGCTTTGAAGAAGTTTACGATTTTCTCATCTTTGGATAAATCCGCTAGATTCGAAGGGTAGCTAATCTCTTTTATACCATGAAAGTTTGTGAAAACTTTGTTACGTATGTGAGTGTCTAAGCTTTTCTCGGTTTTTTTGTCATAATTTTTATTTTTGACAATAGCATCAGTCAATTTCTCGGTAATGCTGTCAACCAGATTGGCTACGACCTCAGATTCTGAAGCCTTAACTTTTTTAGTTTTGGAAGTTGGTTTTGTGGACTCGGAGTTATCCTCCGCCTTTTGCCCGTGTTTCTTTAGCAATTTTGCTAAATCTTTTTCTAAACTCATAAATTCTTGATTAATTTAATGACACATCCGTCATCGCTCTAGGGTTCACCAAAGCACAAAAAGTGTTTGGGGTCAACCTATATTTTCACCGCCTTTCTAATGAGTCTTAATTGTTAATACTGATGTAGCTTTTTCTAAAATCTTTAACGCATTTACTAATGCATCAGATTTATCTTCTTTAGTCTTTTTAGTTTCTTTGGTTTCTTGTAAAACTTTCTTTACAAGCCTTACTACATGCTTTTCTTCTCTATCTAAAACTAAGGCATGTATCTCTTCTTCATAGCCAGACAATACCTGCTCTTCAACAGCTTTAAATTCTGGTACTTTCTTTTCAAATTGAGCATAATGCTCTTTAAGATGGTTATAAACTTTCTTCTTATCTCCATCAGACAATTTAACACCACCCCTAGCCCCTAACAATGCAGCCATAGCCGCCGCCACGCCTCTCCAAACTGCTTTTTTGTCGGTCTGCCTGTGATGAGGTAGCTTGTATGCACCCTTTTTATTTTCTCTTTCGAAATCATACCAAGTACACATCTTCTTTAAATCTTCTACTTCTGCCTTAGCAATCTCTCCTGGCCCATCCCAACTCTCTGACTCTGGGGCAATTCCCAAATCTTTAAAAGATATAGCTCCCTTTATTTCCTTCTCTTCTTTCACCTTTTTTACCACCTTTTTCTTTTTAGCCACTTTCTTCTCCACTTTCTTTTCTTCTACTTCCTCTACTTTCTTTTTTATTTTCTTAACCTTAGACTTCACTACTTTTTTTACCTTCTTTTCTTTAGTTTCCTTTTGTGGGTAAAGCTCTTCAATCTCTTTAGGTTCAACACCCATACCTCTTAAAGCTACTATTGCTTCTGGATTGGCTGGAACTGGTACAAACGATAATTCAAGCAACTCTTGTTTAAGATATCTCTTTCCTCCAAATGGTTCAGCCTCATCTATTGCCTTTGCCTCTTTAGGTGCAAAACCAACTGATACAGTATTAATAAATCCTTCTTCTATTTTTCTATAAACTTCAGCCGCAAATGTGTCTCGCAAATCAAACTTAACATTAAACATTAATTTTGCTTTCTTGCCAGCACCATCAACCCAAACCTTTACTGCCTTACCAATTGGTGGCTTTTCTTCTTTTACATTGTGCCCCCATAATATTACAGGGTTTTTTTTGTAATTTTTAATATCCCAACCATTTTGGTCAATAGAATCTCCCATTCTGTCAATAACGCTACTTGAACCGACTATAGGTCCAACAATCCCTTTTTCTTTTGGTTCAGTCCCCTTTTTAATTACTAAAGCCGTTGTGTGAAATACATCTTTTTTCGCCATAAGTTACTTTACATTATGACTTTCTTACAATTCGTTGTCAAGTTATTCTACCTCGGTTAGCTGTAAAGTCACATCTGCTCGATAATCTGAGCCTGGAGTTGAATAGCTTATATTACTTATATCTACCATCACATCTGTGGGGTTTATAACTAAATTTCCATCACTTACTTCAAACTCAACCGCGCTGTTTTCTGCCACAACATCTAAAATCGTATGTAAATTCATATAACTTAAATCTACCCAAGAAAGAACATACCTCTCTTTTCTTCCATACAAATCCATTCCCCTCTTACCGCTTATCGCTTCAACACTTTGTCCTGTAGTTATAAATTGTCGGCTGAATGACTTTGGTCTTGGTAAAGTTCTCTCATCTAAATAATAATATAAGGGCCCTATAATAATATCCATTGAGAAAGATTCTGTGAATGTATCTCTTACAAGTGCATCTGTCGTAATAGCTTCTGTAAAAGTGTCTCTTACAATTCCATCAACTGTAATTGATTCATTTTCAACTACCATAACTATTCCGTCTACTGTAACTGTTTCAGGCAATCTTGCTGCTACAATCCCATCTACTGTAAATTCTTTTCCCGATTCAACCAATGAAGAATCTTCTGTATTACTAAATGTTGGTGTCGTTGTTCCTGTAACGGTTCCTG